ATGCAGCCGCGCAACGCGGCATCGACCAGACCGAGGTTCTGCAAGGCCACGAGCCGGGACTGTACGATCAGCAAAATCGCATCACCTACGGCAACATGCATCGGATGATGAGCGATATCGTCGAAGGGCGTGCAGCGCCGGGACTCAATCAGTACAAGTCGATTACCGACGACACGATGGACAAACTCTGGAACCTACACTCCGATCTAAGGCGCTCTGCCAGCGCGCAGGAATTGGCCCGGGCACAAGGCTCGGATACCGCACAGAATGCGTGGGACATGGTTAAGGGCGCGATGAACGGGTCGGCCGGAACCATTGGCGCGCATGTCGCTGGCACGATATTGTCAGGTCCAGCGGGCGGACTGCTCGCAGGAGTCGGCAAGAACATGCTTGCCAATATGTTTGCGCAGCGGACACTACGGCAGCAGACGGCGCGCGGCATGGCCCTGCTCCATCCGCCGCAGCAAAATGCGCTGATGCCGCCTCCGTAAGTCGCATCAGCCCCAATCGTTGGCGTCCCATCGCGCCAAATTGCTTGCCGGCGTCGGAGGCGATGCCGTCTTGGAGGCGGCTTGCGTCCGAGGGGGCGGCTGCGGCGGGTGCAGCAACTCCATCCCGCGCTTGGTGTCGCGCGCAAGGCGCCGTGCTTTACGCCAATCCAGGATGAACCCTGCCGCAAAGATGGCAACGGCCAGTGCCATGATGTGCATGCCAAGCGCCTCCCCGGCGCCGTTCGCTTTAACCCAAAGGATTCCATATATGCGTATTTTCCCGATTGCCCTCGGCGCGATGCTGTTCGCGCTGCCCGCGTTCGCGCAGACGATCGCACCAACGACCGCCGATGCGATCCAGTCTGCGATGACTCCAATTCTCGAAGCCGTCAGCACCGCAGCCGTCGCGCTGATCGGCACGGCGGTCACGCTGCTGACGCTGTGGATGCGGACGCGGTTGCAACAGATGACCGTTGCCGCAGCGGTCGCGACCGCCGGCGGCCAGGTCATCGCGCAGGTCGTAGCCGGCAAGGTTCCGCTGACCGATGTGCATGCGTCAGGTGCGGCAGTCGTGACGGCCGCGAACGCCGCGCTGAACGCTGTGCCATCAGCCGGCTCCGCGCTGGGCCAGACCACTGCCACGATGGCTGCCAAGGTTGCCGGCTACGTCGGAAACCAGTTGCCCGCGCTGCTCAACACCACGCCTGTGCCCGTCGCCGGCGGGACCATCCTCAAGACCTGAAACCCTCGCGATTCGGAGCAGCCTCATGCACCCCTACTATAGTTCCCGCCGCCGCTTCCTCGCCCGCAGCGCCGTGTTCGCGGCCCTCGGCGCAGCCGCTTGCACCGCAGCCGCGACACCGACATCGGCGGCAGTGACAGCGGCGGTCGCCTCGATCACCGGCATTATCTCCGACGTGCAAGCGATGGTCACGACCGGCACGCTGACCGCCGCGCAGTTGACCGACGCGCAGACGCAGATTGCGGCGCTGAACGCGCAGGTCGCGGCGCTGAACGCTGCGAGCACGACACCATCGGCGGCGGTTTCGACCGTCACCAGCATCCTGACGACGCTGTCTGCATATCTGCCGTTGATCCTGCCGATTATCGGACTGTTGGCGTCACCGACCGCCAAACCCGACACGCCCATCCAGGCGTCGTTGCGCGCGCATCTGGCGGCCCTGCATCACGCGGCGGGCGTCTGATGGTCGCGGTATTGCTCGGGCGCAAACCGGCCGTCGCCGATCCGCGCGTGCCGTTCCTGCATTCGCTGACAGCGGCGGCGCCGCTGCCCGATCCGCCGCCGTGGGCGAACTGGTATGCGGGTGTTACCGAGTGGCCGATGCTGGGCAACGACATCGCCGGCGATTGCGTCTGCGCGATGGCGGGGCACGCGACGCAGCAGTTTTCGAACTACCGCGACCAGGAGTTGACGCCAACGACGGACGAGGCGCTCGCACTCTATTCGGCAATCACCGGCTACGATCCGACCAACCCGGCGACCGATCAGGGCACGGTCGTCATGGGGCCGAGTGGGCTGATGCAATACTGGGCGACCCATGGTGTCGTGTTCGGCGGCGCGAACAGCAAGGCCGGCGGCTTTGCCCAGGTGCAGATCGAACCGAGGCTGGATAGCGTCCGACAGGCGATCCACTATTTCGGCGGGATTGGGCTGGGCATCAACCTCCCGGAATGCGTCGTTGCCGGCGCCATGATCCCGTACATGTGGGGTGATTTCGCCGGCGCCGTCGCGGGTGGCCACGAAGTCTGGGTCGACGGCTACGACGTCTCCGTCGGCGGCACGCGCTATTTCGATTTTGTCTCGTGGGGCCAGCGGTATCGGATGACCGCAGAGTTTCTGCTGGCGGTATCGGAGGAAGCGGTCGCGATCTACGACGCGGACAGCATCAACGCGCGCGGTTTGAACGCCGACGGCATCGACGTGGCGACGCTCACGGCCGCGATGGCGTCCCTGGCGGCGTGACATGGCGACCGAGACAGACACATCGGGAACGTGGTCGTCCGAAACTTTACGCCAATATTTTGCAACGATTATCAATGACAACAAGGCGCATTCGGAAACGCGCCTCACCGAGTTGGAGCAGCGCATCTTTGCGACCATCGAGGCCAACGACAGCCGGTACAAGGAACGCTGGGAAGCGGTGCAGGCCGCAATCGCAGGCGCGCGCGCGATCTTGGAGACACGGCTGGAGGGCATGGACCGCGCCGGCACAATCCTTGCCGAAAACGTCAACCGCGTCCCTACCGTTCTGGATCGTGAGATAGCGCGTCTGACCGTGCTGACAGACGAGAAGTTCGTAGGCGTACAGCGCCAGTTCGCGGACAAAGCACAACTGGCGAACGCCGCAGAAACCGCCGCCGCTACCGCCGTTGCCGCTGCTCTGCAAGCACAGAAGGAAGCTGCCAGCGCGCAGAACCAAGCCAACGCGGCGAGCATTACCAAGAGCGAGGTCGCGACGAACAAACAGATAGCGGACCTTCAGAGCCTCATCGCCGCGAAAACCTCCGCCCTCGACGACAAGCTTGTGACGGCGACCGAGAGGCTCACGCGGATCGAAGGCAACATGACGGGAACGGCCTCGCGCCGCACCGAAGGGCGCCTCGATCTTGGCACCGTCCTCGGCGCCATTTCCCTGGTCGTTGTGGTGTTGGGCGGCGTGCTGGCGCTCGTGGCTTACGCGCATCCGCCGCAGGCCGCGTCCGCCGATGCCGCACGCTGACAGGAGCCTGACCATGCCAGTCGACCTTGCGCCGCTGCTCCAACTGCACAACCGATTCCCACAGCGGGCGCTGTGGCGGCTGACGCCGGCCGGCATCGCCATCGGCGCAGGCGCAGCCATTGGCACGCCCGGCGACCCGCTGACGGTGCTGCGCGTATGGGGATGGTTCGCGGCGCCCATCCGCGCGTCGGCCGCAGCATACGGCGTGCCCGTCGAATTGATCGTAGCCGCCATCTGTTCGGAGAGCGCGGGCGGCGAAACCGACCTTGACGTCGTCGTCACGTCGCGCCGCGAGGAACCGGGTTATCGCAGCGACGCGGCGACGCCCGACCGCGTGAGCGTCGGGTGCATGCAGACGCTGTTGTCGTCGGCGTCGGAGGCGGTCGGCCATACCGTGACCGCCGCCGAGCTGGTCGACCCGGCCGTCAGCATCGACGCCGGCGCGCGCATCATCGCCAACGCAGCAGGCGCGACGGGCCTGGACCCGCCGCTGGTCGCCGCAGCCTACAACGCCGGCGGCCTGTATCTGGATACGCCTACGGCCAACCGCTGGGGCCTCGTCTGCTATCCCAGCGGCACCGGGCGATACATCGACGAGAGCGTGGCGTGGTTCAACGACGCGATGCGGGTGTCGTCGGCAGACCCCACGCTCGCGGGCGCCGCGCCCAGCTTCGCCCGCGATATGGCGGCGGCAGCATGAGCGACCGCCATCATCATACCGGCCGGGAAGACGAGGGCGATTCCGACTGGTTGCGCAGCGCCCTTTCGACCATCAACCGCAAACTGGATACCATCATGACAACCCTCGCAGACATTTCCGCAGCCGTCGCCGCAGAACAGACCGTCCAGGCGTCGGTCATCACGCTCCTCGAAACGCTGTCGGCCGACCTGACCGCAGCCTTGGCTTCGGGCGACCAGACGGCGATGGAGGCAATCGTCACGCAGATCGACACCAACGCCGCAGCCCTGGCCAGCGCCGTAACCGCCAACACCCCGGCCGCTACCACCACGCCGACCGTGCCCGCTACCGGATCGTAGCCGCGCCTTGATCGTAGACGCGGCCGGGAGCATGATCCGCGCGGTCCCAACGGTATGACGACGACGCCGGCCCCAGGTTCCGGGGGCCGGCGTTTTCGTATCCAACCCCCGAGCGGGGGCAAACCTACTTACCGACACCGACCTCAATCTATGTCCCTGTTTTTCGAACCCCCAAACCTCGGAGGCATACGGGACACGGATCCGCGATATGCCGGTTTGTGTTCACGAGCGCAACCGACCCCTGCGTCAATCGGTCGCCACGTCGCGCGAAACCGGCGGAAAGGCGCCGATATTGATGGTCGGAGTGAGAGGATTCGAACCTCCGGCCCCTGCGTCCCGAAGCGTACGGGTCATGCGGCCTCCGGGAGATCAGCGCGCTCCTCGAAGAAGCCGGTCGCCCGCACCTGCGCCAACATCGCGTCGCGTATGTCGAGGAACTCTGCCAGCGCCGTCCGCATCTTCGCGATGTACGGCTCGTCCCGCTCCGTCCGTATCAACACCGGCGGCAGGCTGGGGTGGAACGAATAGAAGTCGCAGAACTCCAACTCGGCCACCGCACAGATACCCTGCATCTGGCACCGATAATCCAGGCCCAGCCCGTCCGTCAGATAGCCGATGTGGGTGGCGGGCGATGGCACCTTGATTTCGACCGCGCCGCGCTGGCCGAGGATCAGCCGATCCGGGCTGCACCCGACCCGGCCGTCGTCCGTCGTGATGAAGCCGACGGTCTCGATCTCGGTGTCGGTCGTAAAGGCGTACTGCTCGGCCGCGCGCGGCTCCAGCAGCTTGCCGCGCGCCACCCAGTCCATGTTGCCGATGGCGGCCCCGAGCGGCTCGCCGAGGAGAATTTCGGCCACAAGCTGTTGGGCATAGCCGCGCGCCGACTTCGAAAGATCGCCCTTGGCCGGGGTCAGAATCTTGTCGAAGCAGGATGCGGTCGGGATCCCGAGGCGGGCTGCCAGCCATGCCGGCGTGCCCTGTTCGCAATTGACGATCTTCATGCGGCTTCTCCGGTGTGTTGGGTGCGTTTCGCGAGGGCCGCCCGCTTGGTCAGCAGCGCGTTTTTGAGGCGTGGGAAGTCGGCGGCCGGCGCGTCGGCGACCGAGCGCAGGCCCGGCGCCATGACGGAAAGGAACCGCGCCTCCAGCGTCCGGGTCTCGCGCATGAGGGCGTGCAGTTCTTCGACCTGGGCGGCGGACAGGTGCGCGGCCTGGGCGTTGGTGGCCGGCAGCCCGTCGTTGTCGGCGCCTTCGCGGACGATGTTCAGGAGCATTTCCGCGCAGTAGCGTTTGCCATACGAGAGTGTGCTGCCCATCGCTTGCAGGCTGTTGCGGCCGGCGCCGGCATCGAGGCCCAGCGGGATCGAGGCGCGGCGGCTGTGACCGCCCGCGTGCAGCAGCGTGCCGATGACGACCGCGCCGCCGCCCTCGCGCGCCTCCATATCAAAGGAGAGAGTGAAGCCCTCGCGCCTCATGTGCGGGCGGACGACGGTGTCCATGTCCTCCCAGCGCGCGAAGTCGTAGCCCTTGCCGCCGCCCAGTTCGACGCGGCCGTTCTTGCGCACGCGGGGCATCGCGTCGGCCAAGCGGACCAGGGCCGCGTTGAACTCGGCCTCGGCCTGCTTCGCCAGGATGCGTTCCTGCATGTCGAGCAGGGCCTGCATCTTGGCCACATCGACCGCCGGATCGGACGCGGCCCGGGCGATGATGGCGAGCATCGAGGCGGCGGGCATGGCCGGCGTCATCTCTTGCGACGGCTCGGCCGCCGGCTGCTTGGTGGTGATCCGGGTCATCACGCGGCCTCCGCGTATGCGTCGCGGGCCAGATCGCGCATCCGGAGCGGCTCGGCCGGAACCAGCCAGTCGGCCAGGATGCCGGTCACGTCGTCGATGTCGTAGCCGGCGGCCGGGCAGCCAAGCGGGAACTCCAGGGCGGCGATGGCGGTGCGCGCTGCGGCGACGATGGCGTGAAATGCATCGGTGGCGGTGGCCTGCGCGGCGAGCAGGGCGTCGCAGGCGGCCTCGCGGCGCAATTCGGCGCGTGTTGGGTAGGGGTTCATAGCGCCGCCTCCAGCACCGCAAGCGTGCGCTCGAACTTGACGCGGGCGCGGAGAAGATCGGTCTCGCTGCCGTCCAGTTCCGCCTCCGCCTCGGCGGACAGGGGGGCGGGCATCGCGTTCAGCAAGGCGTTAACGCCGGCGATCAGGGCCTCCAGCTTGTCGGCGGCGGCGTGGATGGCGCGTTCGGCGCGGGCGCGGCAGGCAAGATCGGCAACGGTCGGCAGGGCGCGGGCGATGTGCATTGTCGTGCTCCAGGCGGGCCGGGGTGGTCCGGTGGAGGGTATTGTATCTAGAACGGATACGGGGTCAAGGACAAACGTATCTTTTGGGGATACGGCGGACGCGATCTGGAAAAGGCAGGCTGACCACCTGGGGTGGCGGCGGGCGGTTGGAACGCCCGCCGCCGTAACCCCGCAAGAGCACTGTGGGGTGCAATCATGGGCGGGGTTGATGACCAGGGTATCACGGGACTGCCGCCTGTTCCGAGTGGCTTTTAGGATACAGTCTGCTGAAACCAAGGGGTTGACGACACGTATCCAAGCTGGATACGGTGGGGCATGACTCTGAAACAGTGGCTTGCCGCGCAGAAAATGAGCGACGCCGAATTTGCCAGGATATCGGGCATCGGGCAGCGGGCGCTTATCCAAAAGTACCGAAACGGCACGCTTATCCCCCGCGCTGATAAATTGCGCATCATCCGAGACGCGACTCGTGGCGCTGTGACTGCTGACGATTTTGTCGATCAGCGCAACGGTGTTTCGTCGAATCTGCCGCTGCTACCGCCCGCCAACGTGACAACCGCTCCAAAGGCCCGCACGAAGCGGCCCGCGCCGCCACCCGAGCCTCCGGCGGAGCTACCCAATCCGGAGGCCGATGCCCCCGCGCGGCGCCG